CAAAGCTACGCTCCGATGTCTCGGTCTCGTAGATTTCCTTGTGCTGCTCGCCGTACTTGGCGTACTCAAGGCCGAACAAAGCGTTCAAGCCGGGGAGCAGTTCTTTCAGCAGTTGTGCGCGTGAAATAGCCATGATTTACTCCTTAGACACCAGTGGTGTTGTTGTACTGGTGCGTGTTGATTTTCACCAACAGCTCGGTGTATGTGTCAGCAGCAGTAGCTGTCTCAGGCACAACGTCGATCACACGGATTGGGATGGTGGCAGTAGTGCCAGCGCCGGTCAAAGTGACGGCGAAAGCAGAGTTACCGGTGGTGGTGTTACCAGCGTTCAGGACGAGCGCAAGGTTCGAGCCAACAACAGTACGGCCAGCGGTGCCCATGGTGGTGCCAGAGGTCACAACAGCAACCTTGAACAGAGCCATTGGATCATCCACAACGTAGGCCAGCGCCAAATTGGTGGACGTAGATGCCAGAGCGGGGATGTACTGACCTTGAACGGTTTGGCCGCTCGAATTCACGTACTGACCACCCATGCACACGCCAACAATGTTGCCAGAGTCAGTTGTGGTGGATTTAACGAGATAACCATCGCTGTTGATCACAACGGTATCGCCATCAAAAATGGCGGTGCCGAAGCCAGCAGCTACGGGAATCTGACGGATTGCACCTGCGTACGGCATGCCATCAATACGATTGATCGCTTGCAGGCCGTAGGGTGCCGAAACGGTGGGGTAAGCCATGTTTGGACTCCAAAAAAGTTAAGTGCCTTTGCCGAAAGTGACCTTGGTGTTTCGCTCTTTGAAAAGCGGCATACGTGGGTCGCTATCGCGCATGTACGTGTTGTCCACTGACTGCATCTGCGATTCGGCTTGTTGGCCATAATGCGCGTTCCGCTGTTCAACGAACTCCACAGGTGTTTTGCAAAGCAACAAACCGCCAACACAGATTGAATCTGGGAATCGACCGTTGGTCTCCCCGAACAATTGAATCTCTGGGTGGTCAGAAGCTTTTACTGGTTCCCATCCTTCGCGTAGTTTTGACGAAATGTTACGCGGATCATCTGCGTTCATTGTGCTGATACGAATCCAACGATAAGCATACCCAGCCTCCGGGTGGGGGTCAGGCAGAAGCTGCGCTGGTGCCCACTTTGTGAGGCGAGCAGTCGTAGCCCGGGTTTCGTGGTCACGTTTGGTACGAAGTTGTTCCGTCATTTTCATTTCCTCATTTCTTCCGCAACCTTACGAGCATAGAGTTCCAACGGAACCCCGAGCCGCTTGGCGATTTCGACCTGCGATTTGGTAAGTACGACCTTGCGGGGCGCAGTACTACGTGTTGCTGGTGCGACAACATTCGACTTTTTTGGAGGAGTGGGCGCATCCTCCGTCTTCTCGGACTCGAACGCATCCGGGAAAACTTGCTTCAAACGAGAGTTAAGCTTCTCGTAGTAATCATCTGAGTTCGTAGCAACACCCGATTTGATGAGTTTGGTGTGGTAACCAAGCGCAAAACTCGTCATCTCTTCGTCTGATCCGAACCACGGATTCTTTTCCTGCCACCGAAGAGCTTTCTCGTCGGGGCGCGGCACTTCTGCCTCTGGTTGGCGCATTTGTACATTAGTTTCCTGATCCTGTAAAGGGGTTGGGCGGAAACTAGAAATACGCTGCGCTTTCATCTTCGCATCAGTGAGCTCTTCTTGAGCAGCAACCATTGCATCGGAGTCACCAGATTCGTAAGCGGCCTTGTATTTACGCTTGGCCTCTTCCAGATCGTTGGCCACATTCTTCTTGGCCTGCTCGATAAGAGCCGTCTGGTTGCTGTTCAAGGAGCCCTTGAGCTTCTTGTTCTCTTCCACGATGGCTTGGGCAATGCGAATCGCCTCATCCTTCTCGCGCAGAGCAGCTTCTTTGGCGCGGCGCTCTTCGTGGTAGCCCTTGGTGAAGTGCTTGATGCGCTTTTGGACGCCCTCGTCGTACTTGGCCAACTCGTCGTCGGTCACGTCTTTCGGAGGCTCGGCCATTGGCGTGCGGTTGCGGTCCTCTTCAGGGGTGTCATCGACGATTTCAACTTCCGGTTCAATCTCTACAACTTTAGAGCCTGCCCGGGATTGTTTTTCTTCCGCCTCATCGGGAAATGTAAATTCGGTTTTGTCGATTTCAGCCATGATTACTCCTTAGCCTTTAAAGTTGCCAACTCGCGCCTTAAAGAGCCCCGCTCATCCAGCAAATCACGGATTATTTTGAGGTGCTCATTGTGGCGATCCTCCATGGTCTGAACCAGTTTTTTAAAATCAAGTTCCCAAAAACTCATCTTTTGCGTCAGACGAGTTGCGTTGTACCAAACATGGTCGGCTGTGATGCCTTCCACGTTAATGCTGTCTTTTATTTCAAATTCTTTTGTGTCCATGGTGTCTCCTTAAACGCGCTGGATGCCGCGAGGGTCTTGCACGACCGCCTCGACAGAATCGTCGTTGATCAAGCGCCACTCAGTGCCGTGGATTTTCATCCGCGTGCCGGTGTTCGGTCGGACGATTACGAAGTCACCCACTTTGCAGCTTGGGCCGCTGGGGAATCGTTTCTCATCTTTGAACGCATCGGGACCCATCTTGGCCACGAACAGCACGGGCGACAGCAGCTCTTCAAACTGCATCGTCTGGCCAGCTTTCAGCAAGCCGCCTTCGTACTCTTCTTGCGCCTCGGGAAGCATGCACAGTAAATGGAAAGTCGCTGGGTCTGGAACTTGTCTGGCCTTGTCCTCAACGGGCTTGTTGAGAAGGCCAGATAGGTCCACCGCCTGAACATCAAAGTTAGTCGTCATTGTCATACTCTTTCAGTTTTCGCACGAGGTCGCCGGATTCAGCTTGTGCGGCCCGGAGACCTCGGATATGTCCGCACAATTCTTTATAGTGGTCGTAGGATTTGCACCCGCCGTCCGCCATAAAATTCACAAGAGATACAACACGCTCTTCAAGTTTTCTGTTGAGCAGTTCCAGTGTTTGGCTGTCCATCACTCTCCTTTGCTTCCCGACGGTTTAGCAGTCGGCTTGGTCATTGACTTCATCAGGTCGGACTGTAATTTGAGAGCGTCACGCTGCTGCTCAAACTGCATCTTCTGCTGATGCTCTTGCTCTGCCATACGCATCTTCATGGCATGTTCTTCTTGCGCGATTTGCATCTCTTGCTGGGCTCGGGCGGCTGCAACTTGTGGGTCTTCGCCTGAGCGTGTAGCCATCTCTTGCGCCTTGAGCTGCATCTCTTGCTGTCGGATGGCCAACTCGCCTTGGACCTTCTGGGCTTTGACCTGAGACTCCTGCTGCTTGATCTGCAGTTCTTGCTGCTGCATCTGGACCAGAGGGTCTTGCATCTGCTGCTGCGCCTGCTGAGCTTGCTGCTGCGCCTTGTCCTTTTGCAAGAGCTGGCTCGCGGCCTGAGCTGTAAGGCGGGAGAGCTGCACTTCTACATCTTCTGGCAAGTTCTCGTTCGGATCGGGCAACGGGACGCCCATCTGCTCTTCGATCTGCTTGCGATACACGAAGGCAAGGTGCTCGTTGATGTGCGCCTGCATAGCGGCCATAGTCTGCTGGGCCTGTGGGTTCTGGCCCATCTTGGCCATCATCATTGGGTCCTGCATCAAGCTGGTGTGCACAGCGATGTGGGCGTCATGATCTTGGAAGATGAACGCCTTGGTGGGCTTGCCGTTGAAGAAGCCCATGTTCTCGCTGATTGGGTCCTTGGGCTTTATGTCGTCGTCGATCGGCACGAGCTTGTCGGCGTTCTTGATGCCAAGCACTTCCAACATCTGACGGTGCAACTGAGGCAAGTCGTAAATCTGCGGTGCACCTTGAGCCAACTGAATGGCCGCTTGGTACTGCATGATCCGCTGGGCCATGGTCGCGCTGTTCGGGTCGGACACAGGGATCACGTCCACCATGTCATAGTCTTCTTGCTTGACCTTGCGGTCGCCACCGGCAGGTGTGTACTCGTACTCGCCCGGGGTGTTGTCGCGGATGATGGCCTTGAGGAGCTTGAACTCCTCTTTCATCGAATAGTGGATGCGAGCCTGCACCGCACTCATGGTCTTCAACTGGCGCTCAAGGATGGCCAGTGTTGTGCCTACGGGCGCATTGGCACTCATATCACTGACCTTCATGTCAGCAACAGAGCCCAGTCGGCGAGCTTCATCAGTGATCTGGTTCAGCAGGGCCAACAGAACTTGCGACGGCTCCTTGTATGGCAGCGGCATGATGTTGTCACGCACTGAGCCACTTGGCACGTCCACATCACGGAACTCACCGGGAGCGATCGGAGTGTCGTCACCCTTGATGCGCAAGCCACGGGACTTCAAGCCACCGGGCAAGTTGCTCAACGTACCAGCGTCCACCAGTTGGCGGATCAGCGAAGTGCCAGCGCGGGCATAGCCACCGATGATGTGGATCAGGCCAAGGCCATACACACCGAAGCCGGGCACGTAGGTGTACTGCACGAAGTGCTGGCGCTTGAGTTTGAGCTCGTCGTCTTCGTTCCAGTTGCGGCGGATGGCCAGCACCTTAGTCGTCGATCGGTCGATCGTGATCACATACGGCAGTGCGATCTCGTCCTCATCCTCGTAGCCGGGCAGGTTGTAGTCAACACACATCTCCAGCACTTGGTAGCGGTTGTCTTCTGTGAGGCTGAAGCCTTGGTCCTCGGCCTTGCGCTTCTCAATATCAGAGAAGAACGACTCAGGCTCACCCAAGTCAACATCACGGTAGAAGCCCGCTACCTGTAGTTTCTTGATGTCGTTCTTGGTCTTGCGCATCACATGAGTCACGCGCTCTGCAGTGCGCGAGCTTGGAGCGCCGTAGGGGATGATCAGGTCTTCCGCTGGAATGAAGACCGCCGTCTGACGGCCAATGCTCGGGTCGAAGTAGACCTTCTTGAACGCCGCACCGGCCAAGCCCAAGTTGTACAGCATGCGCTCGTGCTCGGGCCGGTACTCAGGCATCTGCTCCGTGAGCTTGTAGTTCATGTCATCACGAACCCGCTCGGCAGCTTCCTCTTTGAGTTTGTCGATGGCTCCGATGATCTCGGTCTTGACTGGACCCGCAGCGGGGAACGTCTCGATGATGGTCTCGGACTGGAACCTTATGGCAGCTTCAGTAAGTACAGTGGAGAACACGCCGCATGCGCCAGTCCATGGCTCGGTGCGCTCTTCGTACTTCATGCCAAGGACCTCGAGGCCCTTGACATACATGTCCACCCACTCTTTGCGGCTGGCAATGTCGGCTTCAAACTCACCCAAGAGGTCGTCGGCCAGCTTGCCCAGCTCGCCATCGTCCATGAACTCTGCGAGGTTGGCACCGAAATCTTCCGCCGTTTCTTCGTCGGGCATGAGGTCAATCTCTACCCCATCGACGCCGATCCTCACACCGTCTGGGTTCTCAATCTCAATCTCAATCGCTGGAGTGTCGTCTTGCACGATATCTTCAAAGCCCATCCCAAGGGGAGCGCCGCCAATACCGGGGACCATATCTGATGCTGCCATGTCGAATCCTTAATAGAAGCCGCTGCTTTGTCGGCGAAAATACCGTTGTTCCTCTGGCTCGTCGGAAGGCAGTCTCAAGAACCCACCTTGGCGGAACCGCATAAGGGCTAAAGTTGTGGCGTCTACCAAGTCGTCATGCTCCCCGGACGGGAATGCAGCGATCTCATCAACGAGCTCTTCGGCCCATCGAGTGCGCGGAACCCACACTTTCCCCGACGCAATTATGTCTGAGACCGAGTTCAAACGGGCAATTTTGTCCTGCCCCTTGCCCGGGGTGTATTCTTGGACGGGTATGCCCATGGCCCGCAGCTCATATATTAGAGGAGCCCCGGATGCCTTTTTCTCGATCAACATGCCGTCCGGCTCCCAGTCGCGGTACTGCGCCAGCACGTCCTTTTTCAGGTCCACCCACTCCACACGCTTCTTATATGTGTCGAGCAAGATGATGTTGGGCAGCGAGTTGTCCTCATCGTTTATGAACACCCCCCACGTCGTCCCAGCGGAGTAGTCGGCCCGCTGCGTTTTCTCAAACGCCGTGTCCCACGTCTGCAAAATGTACTCGCAGCGAGGAGGCTCGTCACTCTCCCACCACTTCCACCAGTCTCGTTTGACGATCGCGGACTCGTTGCCCACGGGGTTCTGCTGGTACTGCGCCTGCCACTTGGCGTTGGGCAATTCCTCGTGCAGCGCTTCGAGCTCCTCCTTGGACCAGAATTCTGGCCATAAGGGATTACCCGAAGGCAGGATGGCCGGGAACTCGATGACCTCCCACTCCTCACCGCCGCGCTGAGCAGCAGACTTGAGCACTTGGCCAGTCAAATCACGCTGAGCCCAGCGCGTCATCACCATAATGATCGCCCCGCCCGGCTGCAGACGCTGACGCGGACCTGACGTGTACCACTCGTACACCTTGTCGTAGATGTCGGGGTTGACTGCGGCCATCGCAGCCTCTTGTTCGGAGTGTGGGTCGTCGATTATGAGTACGTCAGCACCCTTACCAGTCACCGTACCGCCCACGCCGATCGCAAAATAGTCGCCGCCCTTGGATGTGTTCCACCGGCCCGCCGCTTTGGAGTCGGTTGAGAGCGAAAGTTCGGGAAAAATGTCGTGGTAGACCTCAGAATCCACCAAATTTCGCACTTTTCGACCAAAACCCACCGCCAACTCGCCTGTGTTCGAGCACTGGATGATCTTTTTCTGTGGAAACCTGCCCAAAAACCACGCGGGCAGCAGGTAAGACGCGAATTCTGACTTGGTATGCCGGGGTGGCATGTTGATGATCAGCCGTTTGCACGTTCCGTTGGCCACTCGCTCGAAAGCTTCAGCCATCCGCTTGTGGTGTCGCCCAGAAATGAACGTGGGCCACACCTTCTCCACGAACTTGATGAACTTCGTCTGGCTCAACTCGCGGGATTTCAACTGCTCCAGCTTGATGAGCTGCGCCTCGAGCACCCGCATGTCGGAATCTGACAGCTTGCCGCTGTTCAGTAGAGTCTCGATATCCTTGAGTGACGTTTCACTCATTTGCCGTCGCCCCCAGCGTCCGGGTCTTCGGGGTCTACGTCCTTCTCCTCGTACCTGATCGGCTCGATGTCGATCGGCGGTCCAAGCTGCTCGTCCAAATCGTCCAGCGGAGTGACGTCCGTAACCTCTGAGTTGAGCAGGCGCTTGACGCGCTCCTTGATCGACTGCTCCAGAGAGTTGGACGTTGTGTGGTGCACAGTAATCTCGCTTCGTTCGGTGAACAGCCCCACGTCACTGTGCTTGCCGAGCAGCTCCAGCGCCTTGAGCTCGAGCTTGGTGTCACCGCAGTCTGCGATCTGGATGAGCTTGTTCGTGACAAAGTTCCGCGCCTGCTGGGCATCGGCAAAAGCTTGGAAGTCGAACCGCTTTATGACTGCAGACGCAGCAGCAGCCTCGCCCGACAGCTTGACGTGCGAGGGCGCACCGTTCTTCTTGGTGCCGCTGATGAGGTTGGTTGCTTTGGCAAGGTCGTCGCTTGTGAAGTCGATCGAGCCGCCTAATTGTCCAATCAGGTCAGCAGTGTTCACAGCAACAGAGATGGCATCCGCATGAGTCTTGGGCTGCTCATCGGATAGATCAAACGGCAGAGGGACGTCTGCCACTGGCTCAATATGGATCATCGGGTAACCGCACCAATGAAAAGGATGACGTGAAATGTAACATCAAACTCAAAATTTTTGCAAAAATTTTTTGGGCCGACCCGTTTGTTTTGGTATGGGGGGTGTTTCCTGTATTGGCAAATCACAAGTTTGGAATGACAAAATTAAAACCGTACCACGAAATACTGGCCAAATTTGAAACCGAGTGATCGTTTGAGCTCCGCTGTGTGTAGTGATTTTCGGGTCCCCTTTTGGCCTATTTGGGGGGTGGCGTACCGGTGGGTCTTGGCTTTACGGTTTTTTCGAAAATTTCTGGAGCTGATTTGGTCTTGCCCTTTGGTCATAGCCTAACAATGTTAGGTATTTATTGTTCACGTTCTGCTTGCATTGTGTGGTGCGTTATGCTACATTAGAGTCATGTTGAACAAAGGGTTCGGCATCCGGTGGTTAGGCGGTTTCCCTAACATTGTTAGAGTAAGGTTAGAAAATGTCTGATATCAATATCACTTCTGTTTCTGGTGCTTCCATCGAATCCCTGCGGATTCAAGTCGGCGAAGCCCTTGTCCGCGCTTATGGTGCTGAACGCACTTATGCTCAAGCTCTCTGCTCATTCCTCCCTGCTGAATGGTATCTTGTCGAGCACAATGATTCCTCGGATTCTGCAAAGCTGGTGCATGCCGAAAAGAAAGCGCTGTTCGTTGTGCTCAAGGCTGCTCAGCATTCAAACCCTTCCACCATTTGGGCGCGTGTGCGCAAGTATGGGCAAGAATACATTGAAGGCGCAAGCGCACCTGCAAGTGCTGACAAGGTCGAAGGCGAGTCCGAAGGCGGCAACACTCGCGAAACCCGTTCGATGACTCGTCGGTTCGTTGATGAATTGACTTTGCTCTATAAGGCTGGCAAACGGGCTGAGTCCCTCAGCGACAAGGAAAGCGAAGCCCTTACGAAAATCGGTGGTGCGTTGATTGCCTTGGGCGTTGATTTGTCGATGCTGTAAGTAACCGGGGGGCTTTGGCCCCCCTAACATTGTTAGGAGAATTCAGAATGACCATCAACCCGAAAATCATCACTGCGCCCAATGGCCGCAAATATGCGTGTTTCTTCAGTGTGGGTTATGCCCGTACATGGTTCGAAACCAACTTCCCCAACGCGAAACCACAGGCCCCCTCGCGGGTCGGCCAAATGGCTGGGTTCTGTATCGGCTGACCCTTCCACCTTCCAAGGCCCGAGCTAGTCTCGGGCTTTTTCACGTCTGGCCCTGCCTAACATTGTTAGGTGGGGCTTTTTTGCGTCCTTTGGTATCGGTTTTCGATGGCTGGGCTTGACTATTTTGAACTAATTAAAAACGTAACACGAAACCAGAGACTTACACCTGATGACCGTTCTCTGGTCGGCAGTAGCGGCGTTACATATAACTCTTGACAGTGAGGGCAAAAACAGCGCGTTACGTTTTTTCGGGCTCTGACCTAAATTTTTCCGATGACCGTTCTCTGGTCGGCAGTAGCGAGGCGCGTTACGTTTTTGGGGGGCTTTGTGAAATTCCGCGTTACGTTTTCAAGGCCAAAAAACCTCTTGAAACCCGCATGAATGCTAGATCGTTAGATGTTATGCGTTTTAAAAATTGAGAGTGGACTTTTTTTTCTGAGATCGGCAAGGCCTTCCAGCAAGCGCGAAGCATCCGGGCAAAGTTCAAAAAGAAAAAAACCATTGTTCAACTTTATTTTCTTTAATTTTAAAACATATATACCCCCCAACACACTTTTTCCCTAATCAAATCAACAACTTAGCGTGTTACGTTTTCCAATTATATGGAATGCAGCGTTACGTAACACGCTTGACCCCCATACCCAACATATGTTACGATTCTAGCCTCATCAAAACGTACCTAACTGGAGTACACAATGCGACCCCTCGAACCCTTCCGCCTATCTAACATTGTTAGCGTCAACCTCACCGCCCTGCTGCACAAGCAGGTTAAGCACTACGCCGCCACCCACAAGCTCACCATTGCATCCACCGTGCGCGATGCCATCAACGCCTTCACCCACGCCCCCCACACCTACCGCGCACCCAACATCACCGCCCTGCTCCGTGCTGACCCCCAACTCCCCACCCGCATAACCCGCGACCGCACCATCGTCCTGACCCTCTTGCCCACAGACCGCGCCCCCCTTGACCAACTTTCCCGAGACACCCTGCTGCCCTGCTCGTCACTTATGCGCCGTGCCATCTACGAACACACGAAGGCTGACACGGAGAGAGGGGTCCCCGAGCTGCTTATGGACGCATGGGGCGACCAACCACTTGCTGCCCTGCCCCAACCCCGCCCAGCGGACAAGCGCAGAAAGAAGAAAACACCTGCATGACCACCGGAAACCGACCTCGACTCTAGTCTCGGCCAAGACTAGATCGCTTGACTTGGGTGTTATTATGTGTTACAATATAAGCTGGTTGGGAGAAAAGCGTAACGCGCCAAGCCCCTCCAGTCCCCACCTAACAATGTTAGGTATATCAGAGTAATCAGAAAGGTTAGATATGTCAGTCGATCATGATTGGAAAGAATGCCGCGAGTGCGGCGACGATGTGCACATCGAGCGTTGGTCCCTCGGCTACCGCCTGTGCAAGTTCTGCGGCGAAGAAGCCGCCCGTATGGAGCGCATGAGCTGGTGCGTTGTCCAAGAGTACGGCAAGGGTAACTACCAATACGTCACCCCCCAGAGTGCACCCACCACCCTGCGCAACACCAACCAGAAGCAGACACGCTCATGACAAAGCACACAAACGACACCAAACCCGCGCCCGTGTCCACACCCGCTCCCAAACTCTACACCGGGCCAGCGGAGCCCATACCAACGCACAAGGAGTCCATGGGGGACAGAGTGCTCTACATCTGCTTCGCGGTGCTCGCCGCAGTGTTCCTAACATTGTTAGCCCTCGGGCTGCTGGAGGGTGTATGAAAGCAAGTGAGATCAAGCCGACTAGCTGGATGTACGGGAGCAGCAACCTACGCAAAGCCATGCTCATGCGCAAGTGGGACGGCATACGCAAGAACGTGCGCCTCATGGAGGACAGCCTGCCCCTGCTGATGAACAACCCCGAGACCACGCCCGAGCAGTTGGTCATGGCCAGCAAGCTGTACACAAACGTAACGCAGCAACTGCATGACCACGCCAAGATGATTGACACGTTCATTTATCACGGGCACAAGCTCATGCACATGCGGAGCTGCCCCACCTACCGCACAGGGGACGAAGCCCTGTGCGAGTGCAAAGACTGGCAAGGAGAGAACGCATGAGCGGACTCAACAGATATTACGTCACAGGCTGGAGCGCAAGGTTCGGCATGTGGATTGCCGAGACGCTCGAATGCGCAACGATGGAGCTCGCCAAGAAGCGATACCAGACCAGCCACCCGACCTTGAAACAGATCAAGGTTTATAGACTCAACAAGGAGAATTGATATGTTTGCATCGACAGGAAGATTGCCGTACTTGTACAGCTACGAAGGTGCCAAGAAGTACCACGACCAGATCAAGCCACTGCGAAGCGGTAGGCGTATGGGGTTCAAGCCATTGGGTGCACGCAAGGACACGCACATGTTCATACGTGAGAACACCGAGGGCAGCATCGAGTGCGTGCTCTACGAAACCCCGGTGGTGACATACAAACAAGACGGTGGTGTGGTGGTCACGCCGGGCAAGTGGCCGTCATCGTTTACATGTGCGTTCATCGAAGGACTGCTCGCCGATACGAGCGCGAACAGAACGAAGGGCATGGTGGTGCTGCGCTTAAACAGTGGGGCCAACTTCATCAAGCACCCGTTGAAGCAAGGCCAGAGCATCGAGCTGCTGCGCGTGCCAGTGGAGCCGGGGCGTGCGGGTAAGTGGGAAGTAAGGAACGCTGAGGGTGTGCACGTATGGAGACCCAACCGCGCCAAGGCTAACAATGTTAGGGCCAAGTACAAGGAGATGATCGGCTACCACAAGGGCATGGTCTCACTGCTCACACAAGAGCGCGAGAAGTCCAACGAGGACGACCCGTTCGAGGCGGCGAAGATACTGATGCTGCCCAAGGACATGCTCGCCGACACGCTCGGAACGATGACGAGAACGGAGCGTGTGTACGGGGGCCAGACCGCAGAGGTTGAGCGTGCGTACGTAGACATGGAGCTGTTCAACAAAGCGGCGAACCACAAGCCGACGTGGGTGGGGTATGGCTACAACTACGAGGTGGGGAGCCCCGAGCACGAGACATGGCAGCAGCAGAAACAGAAAACCAGAGCTGACTGGTACGCCGTGCGTGACAAGGTGTTAGACCTCATGCGCAGTGACCAGCCCGAGGAGACTAAGTATGCCAACTTCCTCAAGGCAACACTGGGCCTCATGTGCGCGGCGTCAGGTGTGCGGTCGTACAGTTGGGGAGTGAAATCACAGAACCCCGTGGAGCTGAGCTATTCCAAAGCATCCACAGCAGTGACGGAGTTCCTCACGCTTGCGTTCGCCGAGGAGATCATGGAGCTCAAGCAGTTACCCGTGGGCCGTGTGCCTACGACAAACTATGCAGAGATGTTGTTCGATGACTTTAAAAACCAAGGAGAAGGTAAATGACAAAGCAGGACAAGCGAGAGTTCCGAGGCTACTGCGAACAATGCACAGACAGCCAACTGCGAAACGTGTATGCCAAAGAGAAGCTGGCAAGGCGCACAGCCTACGCCGACATCGCCCGTGAAGTAATGAGTGAAAGAAACCGCAACCAAGGAGAAACCAAATGAAGCAAGTAAAAATCGGAGTGCCGACAGGCTACAAGGGATGCATCATCGTGCCCGTCAATGATGGGTTCGATGTGATCGACAGAGTAAGCGGTCGGTGGATGCACGTCCCCAACCAACGCACAGCGAAGTGGAACGCAACGGTGTGGACACGACTGCGCGATGAGTTCGGAGAGTCCGAGCCCCTAACAGTGTTACCTCCTGTGGTAGCAGAGGTAGTCACAAGGAAAGTGATGGTGATGAAATGAAAACGAGTGAACTGACAGGCGCTGCCCTTGATTGGGCGGTGCATCAAGCACGGTTTGAAGGGGCTTGCCATGACGAGCCGTTCCCCAGTTACTCAACCGACTGGTCCCAAGGTGGGCCGATTATTGAGCGTGAGGGCATTTCTGTGCGGTACCGGGTGGGCGTGAACATGACCGCCAGTATCAACGGGCAGTACACGCAAACGATTGGGCATAGGCACAAAGGAAACATAGGACTACTCGTAGCCATGCGGTGCTATGTCGCCAGCAAATTGGGCGATGATGTTGACGTACCCGAGGAGTTGAAATGAAAACATCAGAAGTATTCAAGAGGGTCAAGGAGAACTTGGCCAAAGACTTGCATGAGGCATACAACCATTCAGGCAAGGAAAAGTTCATCTGCATTGCCACCACCACTGCGGCAGCGCACTCCAAGCGCATAACCAACGAGGATGTGGAGCGATGCACCGACATCGTTGAGTCGCGACTTGAGGGTGCGTACACAATGGAGGGGTGGCTCAATGATCGGGGCTGCGTACCCGAATACGAACTGTGTGACCGCACCACAAAGGACCGCATCCAAGCGCATAGACACGCATGGGTAGACATGCTGATCGCAGAGTTTGAATCGAAAGGAGATTGAGATGAGCTTCACTGATCTTGAGTACGTGCTCATGATTGCAGTGTTCGCACTGCTGTGGCGCAACACATCGGCCAACTTGAACGCAGCGAGAGAGGAGGCGAGAGCCAACAAGTATTCACGCTGGCTGATGAGTGTGTACGAGAACAAGGGCAAGGTCGTCCACAAGGATGACGGCTACTACTTCGAGGAAAACTAATGCCACGGCGCAAGAAGAAATGGATGTTGCTGCGCGGGAAGTTCGGCAACTTCATTGTTGTTGAGCGCCAATGGTACGACTTCGTGGGTATAGCCAAAAGGCGAGGTAGTAAACAGATGTGGTGGATCGCTGCGGAGAGCGACGACCAAGGGGCCATGCAAGCGATGGCCCAGCTAACAGACAGATACGTATCCTCAGCTTTAGTCAGACCCCATGGCTAAATCACTTGACTTAGGTATCAATCTGTGTTACAATATAAGCTGGTGAGGATAAATGTGTCCCGCCATAACCGCCTAACAATGTTAGGCACACCATCAGAGTTCATTAGAAGGAAATCAAAATGTCAGAAGTATCTTTCGGCAAGAGCATCACGCTCAAGCAAGCGGCCAACCTGATCCGCACCAACCCAACCACTCGCTTCCTGTTGCAGGGCGAGCCCGGTATCGGCAAGTCATCCCTGCTCGAAAACATTGCCGATGGGCTTGGCTTTGAGTATGCGTACATAGACGTACCGAACATGGACTTGGGCGACATCGCCATGCCTGTGATCGACCACGACACCAAGACCACACGCTACTACCCCAACGCACGGTTCCGCATTCACGAGAACAAGCCGCTGGTCATCATGCTCGACGAGTTCACCAAGGGTGCTGACCCAGTGAAGAACATGCTGCACCCCATGCTTGAGAAGGCCAACCCACGGCTCGGCGATATCCCACTGACCAAGGACACCATCGTGTTCTTGACGGGCAACCTGAGCACGGACGGTGTGGGCGACAACCTGAAGGCGCACAGTCGCAACCGACTGGTTCCGGTGACTATCAGCAAACCAGACGCAGACCAGTGGATCGACTGGGCCATCAACAAAGGCATCGAGCCCGAGGTGATTGCGTGGGTGAATCGTTTCCCTCATGCACTGGCAAGCTACACGGACGGTGGGCAGGGCGACAACCCCTACATCTACAACCCACGAAAGACACAGACAGCGTTCGTATCACCACGCTCACTTGAGACTGCATCTAACATTGTTAGGACACGCAAAGAGAACGACAGTGACGCAGTGATCGCCGCGCTGACTGGTGCGATCGGCGAGAGTGCAGCCCGTGACATGCAAGCGTACATCGAGTTCTCGGACCAACTGCCTACGTGGGAGTCAACCATCCAGCAGCCAAAGACTACGACTGTACCTACAAGCCCCGGCGCATGTGCCATCGTGGTGTTCGGTGCTATCGCCCGTGTGGACAAGACAACGATCGCCCCGTTCATGTCCTATCTGGAGCGATTCGAGCCCGAGTGGCAAGCATGCTTTGCGATCAACATCGCACGTACACCATCCAAGCAAGCCATTGCGTTCAGTTGCAAGGCGTTCTCGGACTGGGTTGCGAAGAACCAAGACCTGCTGTGAGATGCTGTACGCAAGCATAGCAATGCAGAACTATCCGCTTGGGTGGGAGGAGCTTGAGTGGAAGATGCGCAAACTCAAGCAACTTGTCTGGAGCTATCAGTTGGACATAGCACAGCAGGTGTTTAGTCTGAAGGCACCCCCGTATCAGTTCACTCTGATCCGGTGGGGTCACAGGCCAGACATCAACACATCACCAACGAGAGAGGTGCTGTACGAAGGGCACGACTACTACGCCGTGCTCGGATTCGTTACTTTGCTGTTAACAGCAGAGGAAGATAAACAACACATGAGGAGCTAACAATGTTAGGAGCAAGACATGGGGTATAGGAGCGCGATAACTGCGGTGTTCTACACCAACAAGAAAGACGAGTGGCCTCTTATGAAGCTGTTCGTCGAAGAAAACTTTCCGAAGGACTTAGCTGACTGCCTAGAACAGGAGTGGGAGGAGCCACGGGGCAGGTGGGGGTTCGTGTTTCGTGTGGACGACTACAAGTGGTACGAGAGTTACCCCGAAGTGCAGGCGTTCAACGAGTTCGAGGAGAGGTTCACAAGTATGGAGAAGTGCGTAGACGGTACGTGGGCTTGCGAGTTCGCACGTATCGGGGAAGAGACCGACGACATTGAGGAAAGAAATTCAAACCATGCCGACTACATCCTCAGAGTCGTTCGTCATATCGAAATTGAGTTTTAAACAAGGAGCTAACAATGTTAGAGGAACGCAAAGTTCAGAAGGCCAAGATCACCCTGATGCGACATCCCAAGTTCGCATTGCTGCAAGGCATCTTGATGGTGGGCAAGACGAAGGTAGCCGACGATGTGCCGACTGCATGTACCAACGGTCGTGACGAGACCTATGGCCGTGAGTTTGTGCGCAAGCTGCGCGACCCCGAGCTTGCCTTTGTGATTGCACACGAGGCAGGGCACAAGATGTACCGCCACATGACTACGTGGGCGAAGTTACACGCCGAAGATGCGCACTTAACCAATCAGGCTTGTGACTACGTTATTAACCTGATGCTCAAGGACCTCGACCCGAGCGAGAACGTCATCGCCATGCCTATGTACAGGGATGGGCCACACGCTGGCAAGAAGATGGGCTTGATCGACGAGAGGTTCCGTGGCATGAACACCAAGCAGGTGTACGACATTCTCAAGCAAGAGCAGAAGGATGCCGGAGGCGACGGCGACGGTGACGGCGAAGGCAGTGGTGGGGGCAACGGTGGCGGCGGTATCGACGACCACGACTGGGATGGGGCCAAGGAACTTACCGACGAGCAGAAGAAGGAGCTGGCGCGTGACATCGACCAAGCGATACGGCAGGGGTTGATGGCACACCAGAAGATCAACGGCAAGGGTGCGGGTGGACTCGACCGCGAGTTGCAAGACTTGATGGAGCCCAAGGTCAACTGGCGCGAGGAGCTGCGTGAGTATGTGAAAGCAGTGTGCCGAGCCAAGGACACATCGAGCTGGCGCAGGGTCAACCGGCGCTTCCTGTCCACAGGTATCTACATGCCATCAATGGTGGGTGAGAAGGTGGGCCACATCGTTGTGGGTATCGACACATCGGGTTCGATCGGTGGGCCTGAGCTTGCGGAGTTTCTGTCCGAGGTCAAGGGTATCGCGGAAGAAGTAAACCCCGAGAAGGTTGACTTGATCTATTGGGACAGCGAAGTGGCGGCGCACGAGGAGTATGCCGACGCCGAGGTATCTAACATTGTTAGCTCTACCAAACCCAAGGGTGGCGGGGGCACAAGCCCAAGCTGCATGTCTGAGTATCTGAAGGAGAAGAAGATTGTCCCTGAGTGCATCATCATGCTTACAGACGGCTACGTTGGCAGTGACTGGGGCAGTGACTGGACTGCTCCGGTCATGTGGGCTATCACGGGCGGCAACACAAGTGTCGCTTCAAACGGCAAAACAATTCACATCAAAAACTGAGGAGAGCAACATGATTGTGGTTGACATAGGTTGGAAGAAGCTGGTCATGACCAAGGAAGCAGCATTCCAGTTGGCCTCGGCACTTGAGAGTGCTGAGATATACGAACGCAAGTGGGTGAGCGAAGAAGATCGCGCAGAGAAAGGAGTTGACCACACGTTCCATGTATATGCAAACGATCAGCCGTTCGGCATGGAGATTATGAGCGACGACTTGTATCGCATGGCGAAGCTGGCTGGCAAGCCAGAGAAAAAATAATGGGAACGGTCATTCTTTGTGGCCGAGTAACAATGTTAGGAGAAACCAAATGAGTATCAGTGCATCAGCAGTGTTAGTTGAGTTGAACATCAGTGTGTGGCCTGCGTCGAAGATCGACCGAGAGGTTACGGACAAAGTGAATGCAGACGCATCGGCAGTGGCCGGGGCATCGCAGACCAAGAAAAATCTGTTTGCAGGTACGAGCCTGCGCAAAGACATCGAGAAGTTCGCGGCTCGCGTTCGGCTCTACCACAACCAGCACACCCTACCGTGGGCAGACAAAGGCGAGCGCATGCTGCCGACCAAGTTGTTCATGGAATACAAGCAGACCATGAATGACTACGAGCGTACGTTCGACATGATGTGCCACAACTTCTTTGTCGAGTACCCACGACTGGTGGGCGAGGCGCACAACAATCTTGGCACGATGTACAAGGCCGAGGACTACCCAGACTTGGAGACAGTCAAAGCCAAGTTCGGGTTTCGCCGAGCAGTGAACCCCATGCCCGAGTCAGGTGACTTCCGCTTGGACATACCTGCGGATGACTTGGCAGAGATGCGCGACGAGTTCGAGGACAAGTTCAAGGAGCGACTGGCTGACGCAGTGCGCGAGCCGTGGAACCGACTGCACACCATGCTGACAACCATGTCGGAGAAGCTGACAGACGTTGAAGGCGACGACGCCAAGAAGCGTTACCACGACTCACTTATCAGTAACCCTTTGGAGCTATGCGGGCTGCTGACAAAGCTGAACGTGACCAACAACCCCCTGCTCGAAGAAGCTCGCAGACAGTTAGAGCTAACAATGTTAGGGGCAAACATTGAAGTCATCAAGGAAAGCAGCGATGCACGAAGCGAGCTGAAGTCCAAGGTGGACAACATCCTCAAGAAGTTTGAATGGTAAGGAGAACACAATGATATTCAACACACGCGACCTACCCAACGTATCGTTCGAGCCCCAAACACTGGACCGGATCAACCAACGCTATCCCAATTGGGATGGCAGTTTCAAATTCAGATCAGTCATGATGGGCGAGCTGTTCAAAACAATCTACTTGGCCAACCCGACATGGCGGTTTCAGTTCGAGAGCCTTATCTATCACGACACCAGCGCAGCTACGCCCAAGACAGTCCACGTCAGTTGCGAGGGTGAGAAGCTGGGGTACATAGAGGCGGATTATTTCCGTGGTAACCACGGCGTGGCTATAGCCAACCACCGCATAAACAAAGAGGTTATGCGAACGAGCAATGACAAGCGTGCGCTCGGTGCCATCAAGAAGTACTTTGTTAAGCGCAACGTCAACGAGCGACTTGAGAAAGCGCAAACTGATGCAAAGCAAGCAATCGACTCCGCTGTGAGCAGATCAAGCCACGCCATACAGGGGGTCAAGTACAAGCTAGAGACTGCATCCCTTGTGTTTGTTATGGACCACGCTCGCGAAGCGTTCGAGGAGTTCTCCAAGGTGCATGCGCCAGCCAACCTAACAATGTTAGAGAAGTACGACAAGGAGATTTTGGATGCAGACACTATCGAGGAAGTGCGAAGCAAGTACGGTGCAGGTAACGCCGCGCTTGTAGTGTTGGATCAGGGTAAGTACATAGTTAAAACAGGTGACAACGTACAACTGTTTGATGATAATGACCTCCCCGAACAAATACGGGGCCGACTGGGTTTGCTGAAGCTGGTCGAGTACAGGCAGATGGTGACGAATGCTGGCTGCAGAATAAGCGGCGAAGTGTTTGTTGTTGTGTTAGACGAAGAAGGAGCAAGCGAATGAAGACGACTATCCCGTGGATACCCGTGACCCACCCCGACTTCAAATGGAGTAGCGGGTCGGACGTGCAAGCACTGTGGCGCAAGTATGGGTGGAGTCCACCCAGCGAGAAGATCACACCCCCACCTGTGGTGAACAAAGAACCCGCATGGATCAACCCACTGCGGCGGCTTAAATGAAAGCCATCTTAGAGTTCAACTACCCCGAAGACACTGACAAATGCCGACGAGCGATCCACGCAGACGAGGCGTTTGACATGCTGCTGACGGTCAGGCAGTTTGCCGAGGTGCGCTACCAGAACAAGGCCGACATGGAGAGAGTTCTGCGGGACATCCACGATCGCGTTGTGTATGCACTAGAAACAACAGGAGAAATATGAACAACGAAGATATTTTTGATGCAGACGGCAAAGCCTTGGAAGCTGCCCTCAACCTGATCGAGGTCATCATGAAGACCGACCCCGGCGTGTATGACGAGATTGCACTGCCCGTCATCGGGTTGTTGAAAGAACGCTTGGCGAGTTCATGGAGGGGCGAATGACCGACTGCAAACACCGTTGGGAGCCCATCACTGGGTCGGGTATGTACAAGTGCGCCCGATGCGGCGCTTTTATGAGGATCATCAAATGAGCAATACAAACACAGGTGGGCCAGCGTTTCCGTCAGGTCTGATTGACCCGTTAACCCCAGAAGATGCAGTGCAGTCGTTACACAACGGCATGACCCTGCGCGACTACTTTGCAGGTCAAGCCCTTGCTTCTGTTAACTTGGGCATCGGAGTAACAGACGACTTCTATTCTCGGACTGCAAAGCACTGCTATGCACTCGCTGATGCCATGCTGAAAGCGAGGGAGGCATGAACGAAGACGAAGACAAACCAACCCCGGCTGACGGGCAGTTGATCTGGATACTGTGGGCCTTCATCGTGTTGATGCTGGGCCTGTTGACATTGAGGAGCTGTTTATGAACCTTGCAAATAACTACGTCGCCGTGGGCGCATCACATGAGAAAGACTGCGTGCCTTGCGTAGTCGTGACGACGAGTAGCGGCGTTTTTATCCAACTGCCGGAGGACGCGGCACGCAAGTTGGCTGATGACATTTTGCGTAATGCCAACTACCTGTGGCCGATGGGTGAGGAGAACACATGACCAAAGACGAAGCACTGAAGCTGGCGCTGGATGATCTGATTGCGGAATACCACATGGAGACATCATCGTTTGCAAAGCGGGTGGATGAGATATTCAAGCAAGCCCTTGCAGCACCTGTGCAAGAGCCTGTGGCGTTTGAAGTTGGCCTTGTCGAATGGGTCGGCAACAAGCTGATGGCTACACCGAAAGTCACAACCACCCCACCCGCATCATGGATGGAAATGGTCACGGCAAATCTTGTCCGTGAAGGCGTCAACAAGCACAAGGCCCGTGAACTGGCAGAGCACTTTTACAACCAAAATTAAGGAGAACACATGAGAACAATGACTGAACTGGCCCGTGAGGCTGGCGTTTCAATTCGCGGCCACTACGACGAGACAGGTTCAACCCCACAAGAACTCAAAGCCTTTGTCGCCCTTGTCCGTGCTGATGAGCGTGAGGCGTGTGCAAAGGTGTGTGATGGCTTACCCACTCCTGAGCGCATGTCACTAGATAACGAATCTTTGTGGGAGGCAGCTACTTTGGACTGCGCCGAAGCCATCCGAAACAGGGGAAACACATGACTGACGAAGAATTTCTGGACGCCGTTGAGGCAAAGGTACTGTTGGCAATGCTGCAGGGGTGCGCGATGGACGACCACCTCGGGCGTAAAGTATTTGACCCGGCCCCTTGGGTGGTGACACTCAGGGCAGACCAAATGAGCCGATTGATTGATATGGCAAGGAGCAAAAGCGCGTAATGGGAACAACCAACACAGGCATGCATGTCATCAAGGCGCTGGAAGCGTTCGCGGAGTTCAAGCGCATAACTGCGCAGGAGTTTGCCGACTACGCCGACATCGGACGCTACGATGCACATGCTGTGCTCAACCGCATGAACAAGCGCACCAAGGCTGGCGAGAAGCGCATCCACGTTGCCGACTGGACCTACGAGCACGATGATGCGCGGCGCTACCCACGGGCGGTGTTCATGCTTGGAGACAAGGAAGATAAGAAGAAGCCCAAGCCCGATATCCGGGAGAACCGCAAGCGCAGTGAACACAAGCGCAACAAAACATTCCGTATGAACAGCGTGTTCAACATGGGCTTAAACCGTGACGCTGTTCGGCAGGTACGCAAGAACCTCAACCAAGGTCAGACATGATCGACACCATTGCAATCACGCGATACGACCCCGCACTAAACTGTTTCGTTTTGAAAGGCACCATGAAAAAACAAACCTGCAACTGCCACCCCAACTCCCCCTTCCACTGGGCGCACAACAAGCAACCGAGCATCTTCATGCAAGACGCCGCGTTCAGAGCTAAGGGTACTGCGGCAAGCACAGATTACAAGGCGTTCGGTATCTACAGCCGAGCCACGCCGCACATCAAACCACAACTCAACAAACATGAAATATGAAATGCCCCATTTGCGGCGTATGGACACGCACACTGGAGACAAGAACCAATGAAGACACCAATGAAATCTGGCGCAGAAAAGAATGCGGCAACACCCACACATTCATCACGCTTGAACAAGTCACAGCGGGAACAACTC